CTGCACTTGAAAGAAAAAAAGAAACTGAACGGTTAGCCGAAGAAGCCGCAGGGCGTAAACGTCAGTTTGAACAATTTAAAGAATCAATCAGTATAACAAAGGATGCCACGTTACAGGAGAAAACTCAAAAATGGTATAATGATATGTTGGCAAGACTTGAGGAATTACGGGTTAAAAATCCTCTTGTCGCAAAATCATTTAAAGAATTAAGTGATATATTGGATGCAACTTTTCATCAGAGAAAATTAGATGACATAGAAAGAGTAAATCAAAAAATTGAGGAATTGAAAAATAAAATTGGTAGTAAAGCGATAAAGACACCTTTTACTGAAGCTAACCTTGAGGCAAAGAAATTAAACGATGAGATTAAAAAACAAATTGATTTAACCGATGTACAAAAACTTAAATTGCATGAACTTGTAATTGAAATTACCTCATATAAGAAAGGTATTCAACAGGCAGTTGCCGCATGGGATGCGCAGATTGCTAAATTTGATACCATCGACAAAGGTATAGAAGCATTGGCTCTTTCTTATAGTCCGATTAAACAACGTCAAGCTGAAATTCTTAAATTAACAAATGATTACAACAGACAAGTTGCAGAAATAAATAAACAGATAGAGGAAACGAAAAAGGGATACACTGATATAAATGGTGCGTGGATAAAAAATGCAGAGGGTGTTGAAGAAGCGAAAAAGAAAGTAATAGCCTATCAAGATCAGATAGAAATACTTTCAAATGTTACTGTGAGGGAAATACAAAAGAAGCAAATTCCAATCTGGAATGATTTGGTTGAAGCCTCTAAATCGTGGGCTGATTCATTTACAGATGCTTTGTCCGAAATTGTAAATGGAGTCGATAGTGTCGGTGAAGCGTTGCAATCACTTCAGATGCAGATATTGCAGGATACCGCTAAGACACTTATTAAAAATACGATCACTGAACCGTTACAGGATGCTTTGGGATCTGGATTGATGGGCGATGAATCCCCCTTGCAGAAAATGCTTGGTTTGGGTGGAAAGGGTGAAAAGGCAACTGTAATTAAAGCCATTGAACCGATACCTGTCAGAATAGTAGCCATGCCAACGGAAGATATATCAACCCCGATTGTTGATTCAATGAAGAACACTGAAGGTGCTGTTAATAACGTTGAAAAATCTGTTGATTCTGGAAATAGAAGTATTGTTTCGGCAATTGGAAGGTTAGCAACGAGTGGAGGTTCTTCCGGTTCGGGTGATCTTATTAGTGGTATATTCAGTATGTTTGGTGGTGGTGGTAGTGGTGGTTTGGGAGGTGGTGGTGCAGCAGGGGCCACGCAACTTTCAACCGGAGCCATTGTCAATCAATCAGGTGTTGTTTACGGAATGGCCGAAGGTGGCACTATTTCAGAACACGTTGTCGGTAGAGGAATGGAATCGGGTAATTTATACCATTTTGGTGAAAAGGCTCAATATGGAGAAGATGAGATCGTTGCGCCAATAAAGAAATTGAAAAAGGCTGTTCCGACTGAAAAGAATTCTTTTTATATGCCTATTTATTTAAGTGCAATTGATACACAAACTGGAACTGAATTTTTAATGAAACATAGAGGTGTGATTCAGAATCAAATGCTCAAAGGTCTAAAAAATAATCATCCTATTCGTAGAGGGTTACGTGACGCTTATTAATTAGGAGCAATTGAAATGGCAGATGATTTTAATTTTCATGTTCACGCGATTAAACCGGAAATACCACAATACAATGTTTTGCACACAGATTATGAGGGATGGAAACGAAAAAGCCGGTTAAAATCATCTCTGCCAATTAGAAAATGGCAAATTGAAATAAGAGGCCAAACTAATGCAGAGAAAGATTTAATCGTCGCTCATTGGGATAGTTGCTACGGAACAATGGATAATTTTGTTTGGAATATTCTTCCGACATTGTGGAATTCTGGTTATGGTACATCTTACACTGTTCAATATGAATCGATGGATTATACGAATCCAGATAAAGTAGCAAATGTGTGGAATTTTTTTATTACGTTCAGGGAGTACATATAATGAAAACTGTTGATGAAGATCTCCTGCCGTTTTTCTTTTACGATCATACAATTGTTCTTACCGGATATAAGTTATCAATTGATGCGGTAGATGATTATCAGTTCATCGCCAATAATGAATCGATATATAATAAAGTAAATTATATACCGTTGGCGATTAAACGTAATCCGATTAGAAGTGATGAGGGTACGGTTTTAAATGAAATAGAAATTGGTTTGGATAACGTTAGTCTTGAATTTAAAGCTGATGTCATGTCGGGAAAATTTAATAATAAAACCTGTAAAATATATCAGGTTATGTGTTATCGAAATGGTACTCCCTCCAAACTTTATTCAGCAGGAGAAATGCTTTTGTTTCAGGGTTTCATGGATGAACCAAAAGGTGATGAACATTGGATTACCTGTACGGTACGACCTTTTGGAATTTTTGATAGGGAATATCCCAAAAGAATTTATCAATCAAATTGTAATTGGACTTTTGGTGGTGTTGGATGTCCACAGGATACGGCTGATTGGCAGGATACAGGACTTGTTAATTCGACTCTGGATAATGTCGGAAGGGTGTTGACTTGCTCTCATGGTAAAGCGGCGAGCTATTACGTTCCTGGTGTCGTTGTAATGACCAGTGGAGCCAATTCTGGATTTTCAAGGCCGGTAGAAGATAATGGAACCGGAAATATTGTTTTAAGAATTCCGTTTGAATTTCCTCTTGAAGCAGGGGCAACATTCAACGCGATAAAATTGTGCGCCAGAAATTATATTGCTTGTGACACTATTTTTGACAGTTATGATGATTACGGCGGCTATCCATTTGTTCCTAAAGAACCCATCATATAATATGTCAGAAGATTTAGCAATTAGGGTGGAGCAAGAAGCCCGTAAATTTATCGGCACTCCATTTAGACATTCCGGCAGATCAACTCTTGGAATTGATTGTGTCGGTTTGATTTATATGTCATTCAGTCGTGCCGGTATTCCTTCCTTGCCGAAAACAGACGGTAGAGAATATTCCTTACAATGGTTTAAACATACCAAAGAGGAACGTCTTTATAATGGCATAAAAAATACAGGTCATGTCGTAGATATTCCAATAGAAGAAAAAATAAAAAAGGGTGATATTTTGCTTTTCCGTTTGTTTAAAGATACCTATCCGGCGCATCATAGTGGTATTGCGATAAGTGACAATTTGTTTATTCATGTCCGATGTAGTTTAAAAAAAGGAAATAGACGTGTTGATCTCGATTTGTTTGATCCTTTTTACTACGATAAATTAGCTTACATATTGCGGCATAAGGATTTGTTATAATGGATTCAATGACAGGTGGACAAGCCATTGGTTCTTTAATCGGTGGCGTGATCGGTGGTTATATTGGCGGTTTTCCAGGGGCCATGCTTGGTATGGCTATTGGTGGTCAAATTGGATTAATGCTCGATCCACCATCTGCTCCACCTCCTCCTGATTGGGGTGATTTAGGTAAAAATGTTTTTGTAAAAACTTCTCCAGTTCCACTTTGTTATGGGCGTTGTAAGGTTTATGGAGGAGTTATATGGATGGGTCAATTAATTACTATTACGGAAGACAGTGGTGGTGGTAAAGATGGTGATCCTCCATCGGCCACACTTTTAATAGATTTTGCGGTTGGTCATTGTGAAGGAGAAGTACTCGCATATCACCAATATTATGTAGATGATAAAACTATTGGTGAAATGGCAGAGGAAGGATGGCATTTTGTTTTTACATCTTACTACGGAACAATGACTCAAACACCCGATTCAATTATTTCCAGTTATGTATCTGGTCAGACCCCAGGAATACTTTCTTTTGTTGGAACAGCCTATACTTCTGTACGAGCGATTGTCTATGTGGAAGGAACCACAACCATAACAAAATTACCTTCTTGTAGTGCAGAAATAAGTGGAATTTTAACGGAGAATACTGATGCAGCCACAGATCCAGATGCCAATCCAATAAGGGTAGTATATGATTTCATGACTGATATTAAAAATGGACTTGGTTTGCAATTGGATCTTTTTAATGGTGATCCCGATACACCGGATTCTCCCTGGAAATATGCTTCAGACTATTGTGATGAACTTGTTGATTATATTAATGAATTGGATGCGACAGTACAGGAACCACGATTTAGATATTCAAATGTTTTTGATGCCAGAGTAAAAGGTTATGACATTATAACCGATGTTCTTTATACATGCAGGGGATTGATCCGTTTAAAGCAAGGAAAATTAGAACCATTGATTGAAGGGTGTTCTGATTTTGAAACGGTTCAAATGTATTTTTCGGATCGTCATGCGGAAACGTTCATAGTTGAAGCCGGAAGTACAGTCAGCCGGATATATGGATCTTTTTCTACTTATCCTGATAATTATTGGTTTGGTGATAAGGGAACAATTACTATATCTGATGTTGATTACGTGTTTTATGTTAAGGAACAGACATCAACTTATATTGATTTGTTCGATGATCTTGGGGCAACTCCACAGGTAAGTGGAACTTTTGAAATTGTAAAAGATAATATTAAAGAAGGTACATTTAATTTTAAAATGACTCCTAATGCTGATCTGGCAAATAT